TGTTGCACAGGACGCAACACTGAGAAGGGCTAGAATGGCGAGTATTCTCATCTGCCGCGCCATACTTTAAGGCCGACAGCCGCAGTCACTACCGCGCCCGTTAGCCATCCAATCTCCACATCATTCGTCTTGCAGAAGGTGAGGAAGATTTGAACGCCCTCTAGCACGTCAGGATCACGTATAGCGCCCCACATAGCGACCCAAATCCAGACAGTAAGGGTGATAGTCACATATTCATCTTTCCATGATTCCGCATTACCCTGTGCGGTTATGGCCTCCCATTCGGCATCTGTCAGGTTTAGCGAGTTTTCGCCATCGACCTTCGCTTTCTGGATCTTGTTTAAGCCTTCCTCTTTCGCTTGTTTGCGCTTGGTGCCTGCGGTAATAACGTCACTAACAGGCTTTGCAACGCCTGATATAAGACTAGATAGCCAACTCATTCGTCACCCTTTATCCAGTTGATTAAAGACTCGACCGCGTAAGCCAGCCAAACCGCAATAATGCCGATCATCAAACCAGTCAAAATAACCGCCCAAATGCAGCAATCCGTAAAGCTTTCACCTTCATCGAATTCATCCATTAGTAAGTCCAAAATAAGCCCGTTCTTTCGGTGCTAACGTCACCATGAACAAAGCGACCCGCTATAGAACCCTTCTGCTTAACCCCTACCCCGCCAACTGAGCGTCTAAGGAGCGCCGCAGTCACCAATCGAGCCTTACCGCCACTAACACCAACATCAAAGGCAATGCCCTTGCTGTGAGTCCCTGGCCGCATCTTGGCGCGTTCAATCGGGTGCTTGTCGCATCGGTAGCCGCTGGTGATCGGCATGGGGAAACCAACCTCATCGCGTACCGATTGGGCCAGATCAATGGCCGCGTCTTTGATCTTGTTTGTGCCGCAGCCGCATTTGCAGCCAAACTCATCTCTAGTGAAGTTCTTCCAAGTCATTCGCCACCTATCGGGTTTAGGTCTTTGATTTCTGAAACAGTGATAGAACCGAAGGCGAGAAGCACGAGGAGGGAAACGAATACCGCCGAGCCTATCAGCCATTTAAAGTTGTCGGTCTGGACGAAGGAAACAGAGGCCGGATTCCCACCAGTGCTGCGAGTCGATATAGTGGCGACTTTTGTTTCTAGTTTTCCAATCTTGTTGTACTGCTCGGAGTTCTGACCCCTGAGCGAATTAACCATTGTTTCAGTAGATGCCGTTCGTTCTGATGTGCTGTCCACTTTCTGACCAATGCGGTCTAAATTCGACTCAATGCCCTGTATCTTCACGCCAAAAACCGTTTGTGTGCCTACAATGTCATCCAGCGTCTTTTGCGTTTCTTCGTGCTGCTCTTGGCAGTCGCGGCCCACTTTCTCAATGGCCTCGTATATCCGCCTTAAATCGCCGTCAGAGCGTCTCTCGTTGTTCATGGGCATATGCGCCCCTTATCGGATAGAATGGATTGGGTTAGTATTCGGACAGCCATAGAACGAGTCCTTTCGTTTTAGGGTTAGAGCCTGCCGTTAGTTGGCGCTATCGGTGGGCTTGCTGGTTAAATGGAGGAAATATGGAAAGTAAGGTGGTTCAGATTTCAACAACGCAAGACGATGAAAACATGACTGTTATCATTGCGCTCTGTGAGGATGGTTCCTTATGGTCTGCCCGTTATCTTGACGGAGGGCAAGGGGAGCACAACCCAACAAGATGGAACTCTATTGATTTGCTGCCAAAGCAGCCGGAGCAATAGCACCGCGAACATACGGAGCAACAATCTCATCGTACTCATCACCAAACGCGCGACGAACAGGGGAACTTCGGAAGATCTTCATAATCTCACCCTTGCTCATCCCTTGCTTGAACATCATGTCCCCGAGAGCGTTAATGACTTCGGGAGTCGCTTCGCCCTTCGTGACCGTCTGCACAACCTTCTGAATTATCGTGCCTGGATTCATCGAGCCAACCGCTTCCATCATTCCTGCATCAATAGAGTTGTCCAAAGACTTGCCCGCTTGCTGCTGAAGTGCCGTTGTGGAGTTTCCAGTAAGGGCGTTTCGCGTCTGCGTGAACTTTTCTTCAATTCCGGCCCGCTTAATAAACGCACCCGCATCATCACCCATGACCAAAGCCAACTGCTTCTGCGTTCTAGGCTGGTTCATAATCCGCCCAAGCGCATCGGCATTCGTTCCGATCTTGTCAAATCTATCAGCGATGGCTTTAACCCCGCCGAGCCTGAATAACTCTAATTCACCGTCATTCATGCCTTTTAGTAGCCCCTGCAATTCGTCGGGGTCTTTCTTTAAAACGTCTCGGCCAAGTTCTAGCGCGTTCTTTAATGCGCTTTCATCCGCAAAGGTGTTCATTGCTTGGATATACTTCGGGTTCTGGCTTCCTATTTCTTCGAGCAGGTCACTTTTAACCCCCATTAGTGCGCTTGCCTTGTTTTTATCACCGCTTCGCATGGCGCTGCCTATGGCATCGTCTATAGCTAGTTTTGTTTGATGTGCAACCCCAAGAATGCTTGAATCGCCCCGCGCTTGAGCCAACTTTCGCCCAACGCTTGCTGCGGGCTTTACAATATCAAGCTCAAAAATCTCTTTCATTTTTGGTGAAAGGTTCAGACCTGCTTCGCTCGCCTCCTGATATAGAGGTGCGGCTTCTCGCCTTCTGCGATCAATGATGCCCTCCATCGTCTTGGAGTAATCAGAAGCTTTGCCGCCGCCCACCGACTCAACAGAATTCATCAGTCTTGCTTGCTGCGCCTTTTGGCGAGTAAATGCTAGATTCTTGCCCTTTTCTGCCGCTGTGCCTTGTCGATTCATTGCGGCACGACCCAACACCCGAAAAGCGTCGTTTGTATCTGTCAGAGTACCTTCCGGCCCTAACGATTGAACCTTCTTTGCAATGTCCTCGCCCGTAAGCCCTACAGCGTCAGCCGTATCTCTCAGAACTTGCTGCGCTTGTGTCATTGGTGTTTTGGTCAGTTTGTCAGATGCGTAGTTAGTAATGCCGCCCGCGACCTTGCCCAATGTATTAACGGCACCAGCACCAAGCGGAGCCGCTACAGCGCCAATAGCGCCGCCCTGCAACGCGCCGGACAGCCTTTCGTCTTGGTTAGCTGAACCAGCGCCATAAACCGCGCCCTCAGCAGCACCCACGCCACCAATACGGCCAATCTTTCCTGCATTTGAGGCTTGCTGTAATGCTTTGCCGCCTAACACCTTCGCGCCGCCCAGACCGCCTGTAAGAACGCCGCCCGCAATCTCAGCCGCTAAAGCTGTGCCAGGATTATCTTCAGAGAATGCCTCTCGCTTATCGCCTAAAGACTTCTGAATGGTTGAGTAAGCATCACCGAAGTTAGCGCCATCAAATACTGTAGCGCCTAGCGCAGCGATACCCGCCCCAACCTCATCAGAGAAGCCAAGCGTTAAACCCTGCAATCCAGCGCGAGCCGTTTGCAAACCTGAGTTGTAGTCTTGCTTTTCTTCGGTGCCCGCAAAGAGATTGCGCCCTTTTGGTTGATCAGCAAACAAGTCTCTACCTGACATTTATACGCTCCAATACCTGCTGTCTTGTCATGTTGTTTGCTGCCATAGTCGCCTGAATATCATCTTCCGTTACGCCTTCAGGAATTTCTTGAGAATTACTGCTGCCAATCAACTTATCCAATTCAGCCTTAAACGCATCCTCAGAGCCGCGCAACTGCAAGCCACCGCCTGCAATGTCGGAGAGAATCTTAATGTCCGTCTCACTGAGTACGCCCGTCATCATGTCGAGGTTTTCAGCCGTTAGAATGGATTTGATTTGATTGTATTTATTGTTGAAGTCTTGCGAATCTTCGTTAAACGTCAAAGCCTGACCTAGAGCCGAACCCTGCATAGAGCCAACGCTGCGGTCTAAACCTTTATGGTTCCGCAAGTCCTTGGCTAGTGAAATAACAGTATCCTTCAGCTTGCCCGCCTTTTCCGTTTTCGTTTCTATTTCTTTCTGCTCTGACTGCTTTTTAGCTAGATCAGCCTGCTTTAACTGAAGATTGATTTCATCGAGAGGGTTGCCTTGTGGGTTTGCTCTAGCCTTTGCCACGGCCTGAGTCGCCATTTGAACCTGTTGCTCATGCGTGAACGCGTCGGGGTTAGTAATCGCTTCTGGAGGTAAGTTGCGCTTTGCTTCAGGAGAAATCACAGCGAAAGGGCTTTTAGGCTTTCTCTGCCCCATGCCCTCAACCATCTTAGGCTGACCGACGATTTGACCATTCGGCCCAACTTCAACTTGATATGAATTTCCGTCTTTGCCTTGCAGCGTCTTAAACTGGTTCTGAGGCTTTCGCGCCATATCCAGAGCCGTTTTCGTGTTACCCAACTGAGTACCGCGAAGATTGGCATCACGCTGGCGCTTTAGAGCCTCAAATTCCTGCTCTGCCCGTCTGCGTTTCAATTCCTGCTGCTGATTCTGGTCAATCTTCTGCTTGACGTTGGGGCCAGCTTGCCCGCTCATCAGTACCCGCATCAGGTCGTTGTTTACATAAGGATTTGCCATTAGCCGAATAACCCCGCTAAAAAGTTGCCCACGTTCTGACCTTGGCCGATAGTGTTAGCCGCGCCAATCTGCCCGTTACCGCTTAGGATATTAGCGCCAGCCTGACCGAATGAAGCACTACCAGAAGCTTGGTTAGCCGCTGAATTCTGGCCCAATCGTGTTAGGTCAAACAGTTGGTTGTATTGATTCTGATCATTCGCCAAACCGAACTGATTAGCGCCGAGATTCTGACCGAATAGCTGCTGATTAAGGCCGAACTGATTAGCTATGTTGTTCTGCTGCTGGCTAAGGTCAAACGCTGCGCCCTGCAAGTCCTGACCGAACAGTTGAGAGTTAATGCCCATCGAATTCGATAAATCCTGCTGATTCAGAGCGTTCGTGAACTGGTTAGACTGCAACCCCTGGCCGAACTGCTGACCCTGTGCGCCTAAGTCTAAACCTGCTAGGCCAAGACCCTGCCCAAACTGCGTATTGCCCTCTCCGAACAACTGCGAGCGGATTCCTGACGAGTTGGTCAAGTCTTGCTGATTCAACTGGTTATTCAAACCCGCGTTCGTGGTCTGCTGTCCGAATGACTGACCCTGAGAGGCAAGGTTTAGATTGTCCCGCTGTGACTCGATGCCCTGAATCTCTGCCGCTCGACCTAGTGCATTCTGTTGCCCCATTTCTTGCAAGGCTTCCAGTGTGCCGCCCGAATTCAATTTGCCCCGCGCAGCCGCCGAGCCTTCTATAGCCCTTGTACCTGCATCGTTCAAATATTGAAGCCGTGAATCGTTCACATCGTAAGGATTGAATTCATTCACGCCAACCTGTGAAGAATCGCCCAAATTAACGCCGCGATTGCCCGCCTGCAAAGATGGTAATCCTTGCGTAGAGGTCACATCAGGGCGATTGTAAGATAGAGAAGAATCCAGCCCTTGTAGCTGCCTGTTACCCGCCTGAAGGGGTGAGCCTTGAAAGCCTCGCTGTACGTTTGTATTAGGGTTAATTTGCTGTTGTCCGGCGAATAAATCCCTTAGCTGAGGGTTAGTATTAGCTGCCGTCTCAAGTCCTGGAATAGAGCTTAAGCCTGATTGCCGGAAAGGCTCTAACCTGTCAATCTGACCTTGATAAACGTCTCTGTAGAAGTTTAAAGCGTCGGTATTAGCGTTGCGCTGCTGGTCTGCCGCGTAGTTAGAAACTCCCGCGTTAATAACAGTGTTACCAATATCGCCAAGCACGTTAGAGAGAGAACCGCCGACAATATCCCCGAACAAATCAGAAATAAAGCTACTGCCGCCCGTAGCATTCGCGCTACCGCCTTGACCGCCCCCGCCAAAAATCGGCAAGTTTGCAAGATCATCATATGACATATCACCACCATTAGGGTTAAAGGGGGGAGTTGCGCCGCTTCCAGAGCCTCCGCCTAGTACGTTGAAAATATCGAATATATTGAAGCCGCCGCCATTGCCGCCGCCCGTGTTTGTTGTTGGAGGGGGAGGCACTTGGCCCGAACCATCGCCAACGATTACGCCCGTATTGGTTCCGGTAGTCGTGGGTCTGACTGTAGGATCTGCCGCAGTTGGGCCTTGCTGCGTTCCTGTCTGCGCGGGAACTTGCCCGCCGCCCTGCGTTACCGTACCGCTGCCGGAGCCGACTACATCACCGCCATTGCCTATGTTTACAGGCAGGTTTTGAATGGCGTTGTTGATAATGTCCTGATTGATCGTGCCAATGACGTTGCCGCCCTGAGTCACGTCTGAGGTATTGACTGGCCCTTGACCGCTCCACTCTAAAAACTGTGCAATGTTTGATGCAAAAGGATTATCGCTAGAGAGTTGGTTTTGAATGCCTTGGCTGATCTGCTGATCAAACGCGCCATTGTCGTACAGCGTCGATAGAAATGGGTTGCTGCTAATGCTGGATGGGTCGAACGTAGGCAAACCGTCAGAGCCGAAGATGCCGCCAATCGGAGAAGTAGAACCAAGGAAACCCGTCATTGAGTTACCTATGCCGCCCGTTCCCGCTCCCACATTGGTCAGGTTATCGTTTCCGTTTAGGTTAGGAGTCCCGCCCATGATGTTTATAAGCGCACCAGTGGACAGGGAGCCTAGATTCATACCTTGGAAAATGTCCCAATTTGGACTGCTGTCGCTTCCACCTATCATTAATTGACCACCAAATGTCTGTTAATCGCCTCGAAGAATTGAACGTCTGCAACGTCATACTGAGAGGCAATAGAAAGAGAGGATGCGCCGTTGATGTTGATACCGTTACCCGCGATAGACACCGCGCCAGTGCCAACCCGCGCCACAACTAAATGCGCTAAATCTTTAGGCGAATCAGTGTGAGTAATCGTGATCGTGCCGCTATTCGTGCAGAGCAGATACAGAACGCCATCGAACTGCGGCACCGAGTAATCAGCCGTAATCTCAAGCGATACCGGATTAATGAAAGTGTGAATATCAGCCAATATGCGCTGCGTATCCTGCCAGTTGTCCGCCCTGGCATCCTTGAGGGGATTTCTAAGCTTTCTCACAGGTCGCCCAATATCTTGCTGGTCTGTTGGCTAAATCCTCGTCCCAATCCCTTGAATCAATCTCAAAAGGATTGTTCTGGTATCCGTATTTCCTTTTCAGCTCGAACGGCCACCAACGGACTAATTCAAAAGAAAAGTGAAACCAAAAATACATCAAAACCCATGCAATATAGCCGACTTCATCCTGCTGCAACTGGTGAATGACCTCGTTGTTAATCACCCGCTTTCTATTGCCACCTGTCAGATCATTAGCAATAAGAGTGACGTTAGGAAGCCACCCCGCGCCATTGTTGCCTAGTAGCATCCATCGAGGGACTGAGAGGATTTTCACACTTGCGCCTTGAGTTGTCTTTCGACCTCTGCTGCTACAGCCGCTTGGAATTCCTCTTGCTTGCGTATGGCTTCAATTTCCGCTGCCGCTGCATTCTCGACGGCTTGTTTCTCTGCCTCGATGCGTTTGGCTTCTGATTCCGCCGCTGCCTTTTCTTCCGCTGCAATGCGCTCGGCTTCGATAGCGTCTAAACGTGCTTGCTCTGCCGCTTTTACTTCATCGGTGAAAACGATGTTGCAAAACCTCTGCACCTTCTCGGGATGCTCCGATAGATCATCAAGGCAATGCACGACAGCGACAGGCTGCTTTTGTTGAGTAGTGACCGCGCCATCTTTGTAAATGTACTTGGATTCCTGATAGCAAATGTGATGCCTTTCAGCGTCAACGACTCGGATGAAGTCAGCCCAACAACAAGCGCCATCTGGGTTTGTGTGCTCAGTAAACGGGAACTCTGCTGCTATGTCCTGAACCAGTTGAGGCGCTTGTGATAAGTCTTGGCGTGAATCGCATACGCTACGATGGTTAGTTATCACCCCGTCTTCATCGACTTTCAGACGCACCTGAATAGTATTGTTGTATGAAAGTTCAGCAAGGTTAAAAGTGGTTTTTTTAGACATGATAAGTCCCTGAAACGTCAAACTGTGTAGCGTTTGTAAAGTTGGCTTCTGTTAGAGAGGAAAACGTACCCGCGTCAGTCAGGGTGCTAAACCCAGCCGTTGCGGTGGATACTTGAATACCCACCCAAGCGTGACCCGTATGCGACAAACCGGCGGCACCCAATCCCATTGGGGAAAAGTAAGTCCCCGTTGCCGTAAATGGCAAGTTCCCTACTAACGCATTACCAGTATTCACGCCTTTATTGGTTAAAACCGCTCTGATCTGAATGGTTACTGTGTCTCCTTCTCTTGTGTACTTCCCGGAAAATGTGGACGTGGTAAGACCTGTGCTTCCTCCGCCAAATGTTAGTGTTGGAGTAAAAGTGCCTTCTTCGTACCAATCAAAAAGTTGTGATGTTCCGCCCGCCGCCGCATCGAAATCAATACCCTTGCCGCTGGTGCCTATGACTAGGTTTCCTGTACTGACTTCTACATTGCCGCCATTGATGACTTGCAAAGAAACATTGTTGCTTCTATCGTACAAGGTAACGTCTGATGAAGTCCCTTGACCCAATAGTTGAAGGCCGAAGGTAGACTCTCCTCCAATCTGGAAAGCACCAGCAGCAGGGGAGCCAGCAGCGTTGCCGGTTCCTGTTAGTTGCCCAGAAAGCGTAGTAGCACCCGCAACCCCGAGGGTGCCTAGTACGTTAAATCCTGCGGTATCTTGATAGGAGCCAACTGCGTTATTAACCGCAAGCTCCACTCTTGCTGTATTTGTCGTTCCGATACTTAGGGCGTTTGCCGCAGCGCCCGAGAATCCACCGCCTGCTGATGTGTTCTTGAATATAAATGCGTTTCCGCCGAGGTTTCCTAACTTATAGCCAATCGCTGAGTCTGCTGTCGTAACCGCCCCTACTGCGTCAATGTTTGCACTTGAACTTAATATTTTCCCTGTCGCAGTAAGCCCTGCGAGCGTAGCTGCACCCGTAACATCGAGGGTGCTAGAGAGCGTGGTGGCTCCTGATGCGTTTAGGGTCGTGACACTAGCAGAAGCAGGCGTAGTTGCGCCTAATGTTCCGTTGAGTGCTTTATTCGTTAGCGTCTGACTGCCTGCCGTAGTCGCAATCTGCGACCAAGTGCCAAGCGTTCCGCCATCGTCAACCGTGAAATAAGCGTTTCCAGGCTCAGTCAAAACGATCTGGCCGTGACGAATCTCGCCTACCGCATCTACATCACGCGCAATCGTTAGCATCACAGCGCGGTCAGTGGTGGGCGCATCAGTGGTACTCTCAGCAAGGCCAAAGAAGCCTGATTTCTTTAACGCTGTCGCTTGAGTATCTGAGCCGTCAGTAACCGAATCCAAGCCAACATTGGAGGCTTCGACTGCATCTAAATCTGCCTGAACTTGTGCGGGTGTCTGGGTTAAATTTGCCATTAATCATCCAGTAATGTGATTTCTGCGCTCATATCCACAAAATCAACTTTTGCGTCTGCGCTGGTTTCGATTCGTATGACGCCCTCGGTCAACTTGCCGAAGCCCGTCAATGTCTTGCGACCGTTGCCGCTTACAGTGAACGTGCGAGGGTTTGAGAACGTCGAGAGGTCTTTTGATAGGGTGACGCTAATCTCTGAACTAGCAGAGGCTTGATAGTTGAACCGGAGACGGTCTAACAGTATCTCCCTGCCGTCCGCGCCAAGCATTTCAGCCGAGATCATGGGTAAGTCTTTGCGCCTTGTGACCGCATCGCCATCGCTCTGGTAGTTCGTGGCGCTCAATTCGTAAAGCTTGCCGTTTGAGTAGTCAGCCATCAGAACGCGGTTGTAAACATTTACCGCCGCGATGGATTTGAATGTGCGCTCGAAGAACGTCTGAGAGGATTCGTGGTACGTCCACGTTTTAGAAATCGTTGGAAAGTGGAAATCAACAAAGTTTTCCTGCTCGATGGAATAGCATGAAACCCTGGCCGCTGCCATTGCAGCTTCAGAGTATGAATCCCACTCTTTGCCCAATGCGGAGCCATCTTGTCGGCCTGCCTCGTTCACAATCAAAGGTGAGTATTGCGTACCCTGCAACAGTGAAGGCGCTTTCTCATGGTCGATGAAGTAAAGGCGACCATCTATAGAATCCCGCGCATAGCGGCCAATGATTCCGTGTTCAATGACTACCTGACGATCTAGCGGAGGGCGACCAACGCCGGACGTATACCACGCCTCGGTGCTTTCCTTGCCGAGCAGATAAACGAGCTGGTTAAGGCTTGCAATGCTCAATAACTGATCACCAAAAGCTTCAGCCTCAGCAAAGTTCAGCGCATCGGCGCTCGTCGCATCGTTTAAGTCTGTCACGCCAAATTGATCTTCGTCGCCCTTGTCATAAACCCGTCTTGAGTCCAAATAGGCGTTGGTATAAGGCGTTGCAATGTCAGTGTCAGTAATAGTAACCAGACCACCGGAAACGGTGTAGGAATAGGCTGTGGAGCCTGTGGTGATCATTAACTCAGTGTTGTCGTTGCTCATTACGACAGGCTGCGGATCATTGGCAATCGTGCCGATAAATGCCGTCTCTTGAGCAGAATTGACGGAGTACAGCGAAGCGCCGGAAACAATGTATACAACGCCATTCATAACGTGCATACCGCGACCCGCACCGCCAGGAGTGACGGACACAAACAGGTTCTCGCCGTTAGCTGTTAATTGCTCACCCGCGTTATCGTTTAAAGGTTCATTGCCCGCTAGAAAGTTGGCGAATTCAACCAATCCATAGAACTGGCGAACACCCATCTTTGATTGAGGAAATACGTTTAACGACTGCTGAACATCAACATCGAGCCGCGTATCCTCATAATTTGATAAGAGAGGAAGCCTCAATTATCAGACTCAATGTCGTAGCTGAAGGTAAACGCCAAGTCCGACATATCAACAGACAGATCAAGGGGTATTTCAGCCTCTAGCCTGTCCTTGGTAAGATCGGCAATGCGGTAAACATTCTGCGAGAGGTTCATGCCAAAGTCAGATTCGACCTCTACGGCAAGGTTGAACGCTAACGCCCTGACTGTGCCAGGCGGAATGTCCAACGTATCAGAAACAAGCGCAGGCGCAGGGATATTAACCACCGCATCCTCTACCCATTCAGATATAAGATTCTGTAGTGATTTAAACAAATCAGCGTTCTTGTTGGCATCTTCAACGAGATAGGTGTTACCCGAATCCCTGACGCGCAGAATCGCTGTTGCGTTATCAATAATGTCTTGGCTTGTTGTCATAAGAAAACGGGGGCCGAAGCCCCCTTATGTCTCCTAGTTGATGCCGATACGGGCAGCAAGTTGAGGACGAATGGCCTTGTAGCCATACAGCACGTCAATTCGGCAAGGCATCTTGTCGTCGCTGATCGTGTAGTCGCGGATGATTCGCATCGAAATACCATCCATCTGCTCACGTGCACAGAAGTGAACGCCTTCAGGCTTGATCAAGTCAGCAGTTGCAAAAGCAAACGCATCCTTGTGGAAAGCCAAAGCTTGCTCAAATACCGTACCGTTACCGCCAGTAACCTTGGAGATTGCCGCGTTATCCGCAGGAACCGCCGTTACATTCTGGCGACCACCCGTTGCAGTCAATGCAGGGGAGATAGACAGAGAAGTGGCAGAAGTACCAGAATCAGCCGTTACAACGAACTTCTGAAGAACGCCAGTATCCGCCTTGGTTTCAGGGTGAACACGATTTACACCAACGATGGTGATCACGTCGCCCGTCAGCAAGGTAGTGGAACCAGTGTCTACAGTCAGAGTTGAACCAGACTGAGACGCACCGTTGACCAGGTAGCCAGTCGTTGCAGCCGCAGTACCAGCCGTGAAGCTAGGCATTAGCGTGTTTTCAAAGTGACTAAAACCAGCAGCGCGACCAATCATGCCTTCTTTGTACTGCTTCGCAATCTCAGTAGATGACTGAAAAAGACCCTTGGCCGCGTCAACATAGTCAACAGTGCCTTGAGTGTTCCAGATCATGCTTCGATCAGAAGTAGGTGCCAAAGAATCAGCAAGCAACTTGCGAGCATAAGACGCACTAGCCACGTTAGCCGCAGAGCCAATGCCGTCATAGAAGTTGTAAACGTCTTTCACCATGCTCAAGGCATCGGCTTCGATGTTTGCAGCCAATACTGACATTGCAGGCTTGATGTAACGATCAGAGAACTCGTCGATGGTCAAAGTCAGCTCAGAAGAACCGAAGGTAATATCAACACCTTTCTGAGTTGAAACCGTCAGAGGTGTAGATTCTTCAGTAACGTCTTGAGTAGACAATGCCGCGCCAGTACGAACAGTAAATTCGTTAGGCTGTCGAATGTTCAAGGTAGAACCAATCTTTGCGCCACTTTGGGCATAAGACGAGTCATACTGAGTGTTAATGTTACCGATAAAGTTCAGGTTTTGGTGAAGCACCATAAGCGCTTCTTTAGTGATGACGCTATCCGTCAGTAATGTATTAGCCATGAGGTTTTAAATCCTATTTAGCGCCCTTGCTTCCTTCGCCATGCCACATATTCCTTAGGGGTCATTGACTCAGGATCTTTGTCCACCTTGCCGCCAGGAGTGACAGGCTTGATGGGTTCGGGCGTATTTGTTGGTTTGACAGAAACAGGAGCGGACAACTTGCTTTCGATGCCTGCTAACTTCATGCCCGCCATAACGGGGGATAAGCTCGCAATTTCTTGAGCCACTTGAGGATTTGAAGCTAAGTAATACGCCATTGCTGGCCCGTTATCGCTTGTTAAAACCGCTTCCTGAACCGATGGAGACTGTTTGAAGGTCTGCACAAAGTTGGGGTCGCTTAGTTTTGCGTTAAAGTCGGGTTGCGTTTCAGCAAATGTGTTAGAGCGCTCTGCGAACGTCTGAACCATGTATTGCTGCTGGCGTTGTCTTGCTTCTTGGAGTAGGCCTTGTTCTTCCTCAAGTCGGGCTTGCTGATAGGCTCGTTGACTTCGAGAAGTCGTGTAGTCTACCAATGCCTTCTGATAAGCCTGCTCGTCATAGCCGTAGGCTTCTAACGTGGGGTAAGGCTCATCTTCTTGTGTTGAACTGGCTAGACGTTCTTCCAATGACTTGGCGCGTCTCTCCATTTCCTCAGCGTGTTGCTGTGCTTCTTTCTTCTGTCGACTGAGTTCTGAAATACGCTCCTGAAAAGAGTTCTTTTTCTTCTCTGGTTCGTCCGTTTCGGTGGTTTCAGCTTCACCGGATGGCGCTTCCGATTCGTTTGAATCTGTCGGCGCTTGCGCCTCCTTGGTTTCTACCGCTTGGGCTTCAACTTCGGGACTGGTAGTGTTTTCCTCTTTAACGGCAGGGATCGCCGATGGCTCATTGGCCTCAACTTCACTCACGAGTTACGTCTCCACGAATTGTTCCCTCTATGGGCTAGAGGTGCGCCTTAAAGCCCTGAATGGGCTAGAACTGAAGGGCTTGCATACGCTGCATAGCGATTTGCTGGCCCTGTAAATCCTGTCGTTTGATGGCAATGTCTAACTGCTCGGCTACTGCCTTCGCTTCGTTTAGCATCGCTTTAGATTGTGTTTCTTTGACTGTGGCTTGCTCGTTGGCAATCTCTGCCTGCTTGAGCGCCATTTCCAACTGTGCAGCCTGTTGCTGCATCTGCTGTTGGCCTTGGTTCTGAGCCGCCATTTCTTGTTTTTCTTCGTCATTAGGCTCGATGAAACCTTGTTTGATGCCCATCTTCCGAGTCCGCTTAACAAGTTCATCAGCGCCGACTAAATCAAGCGATTGGTAGTAAACATCGCCAATGATTTGAGCCATTTGGGGGTTCTGAGCAATGATCTGGCCAAGCTGCTCGGCTGTTTCTGAGCGCCTGGTTGAGTAAGCAGGGCCGACCGTGATCTTTACATCGTACTTACCGCGTGAAAGGTCGTTTAACGTGATGACCTCGCCCGACTGTGCGTCTTTGATAGGCTGGTTGATCTTCTCGACCTGTTCAGCGTTATCTTCGCCTAGAATGCGAATTTGACGGGTGCCGTCATAGACCTTTGGTATCAGATCAACGAAGATGCGGCCAGTGTGCTCAATCGCCTCTGTCAGTTCGTCGGTAAACTCATAAGTGGCTGTCGAGCCTTCCGCTTTACGTTCACGAATAGCCCGCCCTGATGTTTCGTTAGACCTTGCGCCTAGTGATGCGTCATAGATGCCTGTCGTTGATTTAATGTCGTCAGAGGATATTTGTAAGCCTGTCAGCAATGCGCCGCTAGGCTGTGCTGGGGCTTCTCTAAAGGGCTTGTTGCCTTGGTCGAAGTTGAACAGCATCACAGGATCATTCGACGTATTAATGGCCTTCCAGCGGTTCTCGTGGCCCTTGATCATTGCAGGCGTTGCCATGTAGGGCTGCTTTGGCTGTAGTGCTACCGTCTCAACGTAGGTCGAGCGTTCATAGTTATAAAGCCGTTGCGCGTCCTTGCCCTTTCGTACCAAACCGCGAGATATAAACTCACCGTCTACAATGGAATTTTTACCGAATACAGGCACCAGAGGGACATATTTACCAATGGAATCGACTTCCTCAAGAATCTCGCAGGCGGTCATCTTGAAGTGCTCTAAACGCTTGTTAGGAACCGTTCGAGACTTAACGATACTGATTCCAGCCATTTCTAGTTCATCGAGAACCAAATCAAAGTCTTCATCTTCCGCAACCTGGCGGCCATCGCTCAAAAGGTGGATAGTTTTCTCACCATCCTCAACAATGCGGTAATACTCACAGACCCGCACAGTGTCGTCGTTCATCCATTCGCGCTTGTTGCCAGTGAACTCAAAGCCCTCTGACATTCCGCTCTTAGCCTTCGGATATTCCTTCTCGAATTCGTCCTTTGGCATATCGTCAAAGACGTAGCCATATCGCATGTTGCTTATCGGCTTAACTTGAACGATCGGGTCTACCAATACAGAAAACGGGTTCTTGACCTCGTCTAAGATAATGTCCTGATGAACAGAGTCATCATCTAAATAATCGTGGCGAACTCTCCAAGCGCCATAGCCACCCTTTACGGTGTACTTGAAGCCATTCTTGTATGCCGCTTCGCCGCGCTTCTCAATCTGACGGATTAAACCTTCGTATATTTCCGCCGTGTCCGCATCGTCGTCTTCCGCGCCCCTAACCTTGACAGCAGGACGGTTTTGCAAGTGATTACCGACCACCTGATCCACCGCGCCGCTTATCTTGTCAAAAGTCATCGTGGGGCGTTTCTGACGCACTTGTCGGGTTTGCTCGTCCCACTGACCATCGACAGCGTCTACAAATCTAATGTCGTCAGCCGCGGCAGAAAACACCTCAGACCAAGCCTCTTTTGCAGTTTCAAACCGCTTTAAAGCTTCGTCTAAGATGCCTTCTCTTTGTTTTTTAGTGCGCTTTACCATTCAGATGTAAACTCTAGTGTGTTCTCGCTAGGTGCTGTCGATGCGTGTCGCATCATCATTAAGGCGTACCGTGTTGCCGCCATGAGGTCGTCGTATTCTTTTACAATCTTTCCGTCTTTGCGGTGATAGAGCCTGAACTCTGCAAACCATTCGTGAAGGTGTTCAGCTACCTTGAGCCTTCCGGTTTGCATGAGATCCATCATCATCTGGATGCCTGCTTCTACACCGTTGCCGCCCGATTCCCATGTCGCATGTTCATCAAGCATATTCACGCCTTGGTCTTTGTACTGATCGCGTAAAGCCTTGCCGGAACCCTTGTCGTGTTGATAGCCATCGTGAGGCCATGCAACTGGTATCCATTCGCCTCGTGGCTTCATTGCTGCCGCGTGAATCACTGGCGTTTGTTCTTTTTGCTTATAGCAGTCGTAAAGGTGATACACGTCTGCGTCTCTGTCCCAGGCTATCCAAACAACTGCACTAGGGTGATCCCAACCAAAGTCGATACCCGCAATCCTGGCCCATTCAGTCGCTAGAATCGGGGCAGGTTCTTTAAGGAAATCCTCGTCGATCGGAAAGATTCGGCCTGAGCCTAGTTGTGGTATGCCCTCCGCCCGCGCCTTTCGTTCATGGCTTGGGTAAGAGTCAATAATCGTTTGACGTTCTTCCTCGCTGTAGTGATCTACATCGTGGATGGTCATTGAGGTAACGGCTTTAGTCATTCATAAAGCTCCGGATTACCTCAGTCATACCTTTAAGCGGGGTTGCTGTAATCATTGTGTGAACCCCTTTAGCATTCGTTCGGGTCTTGCCCTCTGAGTAAATGTCTGCGGGGGGTTCTTCGTCGAACCAGACCAGATGAACCGTTGGCCCCTGCCATTTCTCTCGGCCTTTCTCGTAAGCCTTAAACGAACACTGAGCCGTTCCGTTGACGTGCTTGACCTGAATGTTGTCTAACAGGTTCGCAACGCCTAGCGCCCTTGTGGTGTTCGTTACGTGGTCGCCTGGTATCCAACCCGTACCCCATTCGCTTTCATTCGCTGGCGGGCCTAATAGAACCCGTTGGGGATTGTCTCTCGTTGTTTCTGATGTAACGCCAGAAGCCCAAATAAGCGGGGGTTCTTCAAACCTCAAACCTTCCCACCAATCCGGATATAAACCGGTGAGGTGATAAGCAACCTCTGCGCCTCCCGCTAGCGTCTTACCAAGCTGGTTTCCCGCCATAAACAAACGCTCGTTATACAATGCGCCGTTCTTGTGGAATTCCCGCTGCTTTGCGTAGGGCAAATAGCTAGTGAGCTTGTTCCTGTCCTGCCGCCTCTTTATCTCTTGCAGTAAGGCCGAGTAACTGGAGATTTGCTGCTTGAGTGTTTGCTCGTCGGATAAGTTCATCTAGTGACAGGTCATCGAATTCGTTGACGTTAATGTTGTGATCTTTAGGCATGAGAGAGGCGATGGTCTTAACGTACTGCGTGTTATCTTCCTCTCGCATCTTTACGACCGCATCAGCGCCATGCTCGTTAAAGTCTGCTTGCAGGACAGATAGAAAGTCCTCTGTCAGCTTGTTGCGTGAGCCTTTTGGTCGTCCTGGCCCGCCTGAGTGACCTTTCTCGAATTGCCCTTTATTAGCCATTAGAAAATGTGCTTTGGAATCTGTTTAACGCCGCAAAGATTCGGGCGTTGTGATAAACCTCGGCAGGCAAGCAATGTCGTCTAGCGATGTTCATGGAGTGGATAAAGTTAGGCATAACGCTTCCAGCTTGGGTCTTGTACTTCTATCTCGATGAATTGAACCTCTTTGCTTCCGTCTGCCATCGTTGCTGTTACCTTTAGGCTTCCGTAACCTGATGAGCTTGCTGATACGTCAGCAGAGGCGACGTTGCTGCTTAGGGCTTCATTAGCAATGGTGAGGTCTGTTGATCCGTCGTCTTCCCATGTCACGCTTGAGACGCTTGTGTTTCGTGCGTTGGTGCATAGCAGGAAGTCCACTTTGTACTGCATGGTTCCATCAATAACCTGAGAGTATTTTCTAGTCTCCGAGTCATTGCGGTATGGATTCGGTGTAATGCGTTTCACCAGAAGCGCCCTACAACGTGACAGACTGAGGCGCTATACAGTGAGACGTTAGTAACGCCGTTAGTCGTTAGTGCCCGCTCTTGGCCTGCTGGTAACAGTCTGTGCGTTGTTGAGTCGTCAGTGGGGATAGATGCGGTAGCGTCCAGGTTGTACCAAAGATCCTGATCAGCGATTAGATAGACAACCTTCGCNNCCTGATGCGTTGAATGGTCTTAGCGTCATGCTGCTATTCCGTAAAAGTTGATTAAGTCGTTCTTGATTTGATCGTATTCTGTGTCTGTCAGTGCTCGGGGTATAACGGTTAGGTCTGCTATTGCGCCGTTGAGGGTGTTGGCTCCTGCGTTATTTGCGAACAACGTGAGCGCCTCCCAATCTTCCGCGCCAAAGTCTGCCGTTACCGTTCCCACGTCTGAAATATAAAGACTTGACGTTGCATCTCGGTTATAGCGCAATGCGCACAGATGCTAGTCAGTGTCTGATGACCCGACTGTTGCTTTGACGCCTGCGTTGATTTCAAAGTTTCCC